GACGCAGCGCTCGCAGAAGTCAAACGACTCAACGTCGCTGACGTCGCTTTCGCATTCGGCATGGACCCGAACATGCTCGGAGCCGGTCTGCAGAACTCAGCGAGCTACAACAACGTCCGTGACTATCTGCGTCAGCACAGAGACCTGGCGCTCGCTATCTGGATTGCTGCTCTACAAGACGTGCTGACAGCGCTGCTACCCGGCACACAAGGCGTGCGCGTCGACCTTGACGCGTTGACGCAAGCAGAGCCGGCTGAACGCTATGCCGCATATCAGACAGCGATTAGCGCCGGCATCTTGACTGTTGACGAAGTCAGAGCGAGTGAGGGTCTGCCGCCGTTGCCGGAGTCTGAGAAGCCGCAGCCGGTGCCGCCACAGCTCGTCGTAGACAACGAAGACGAAGACGACGAAGACGAACGGGGCGCAGCATGACGATGACAGAGCTAGTGCCGGCTGTGTTCTTCCCCGACGAGAACGGCGCGCCGCCCGTGCTGACTCGTGCTGCTGTCGTTGACGACTTCGACGTCGATACCGGCATCGTGCAAGCAAAGCTTGTGCCGTACGAGCACGAAGCGCAGCTAGACGAAGAGCTGTTCGAGGTGTTCACACGCGGCGCGTTCTCCGGCGCAGCGAGCAACACAAGCAGAGTCATCGTCAGCAACCAGGCGCACGACAGAGCGAACAGCATCGGCCGTGCGCTCGAGCTTCGTGACGAAGACGACGGGCTCTACGGCTCACTCAAGATTAGTGACACGACGCACGGGCGCGACGTGCTGACACTCATGCGAGACGGCGTGCTCACAGAGCTCTCTGTCGAGTTCCGGCCGCAGCGTCGACGGATGCGCGTCACACGACGCGCTGACGGGCTTCTCGTACGACACGACAAAGCAACGCTCATCGGAGTCAGCCCGGTCGCAGCCGGCGCATACGGCAACGAAGCACGCATCTTGTCTGTACGAGACGAACAACGCGACAGAGAGCGAGAGCGCATCATCGCGCAGCTTCACTCGCTGACGTCCGGCCGTAGCAAGCCGGTCTGAGAACGACAGCAGTAACGCGGCTCCGGGCCTAGCGACTCCGAAGCAGCTCCCGACAGTAGACAGGCACACGAAGCCCCCACGCTCGCAAGAGCAGTGCGCGACGTCCCTGCGAACTCGGCAAAGCGTTTGCAGACGGCTACCTCACGCCGCTCGTCATCAAGCAACACGACGAGCCAGGAGGCTCCGTAATGTCTATCGCAGTAATCGAAAAGCTCTCTGCTGAGCGAGACGAAGCGCGCGGCGCTGCTATCGCTATCGCAGAGTCAGACGACTTCAACCCAGAAGACAAGACGTTTGTTGAGCTGCAGTCTCGAGCAGTCGACCTCGACAGCCGAATCGGTGCGCTCGCAAAGCTGCTCGAAGACCAGAGCGAAGCTGACGGCCTCTTCGGCCGCGTAGCGAAGCAGCAGCAGCAGCGTCAGCAGCAGCAGCAGCAGACTCCGGCGCTCGAGTCTCGTGAGAGCTGGGGCGACACGTTCGTCCGCTCAGACGAGTTCAAGGGCTACCGAGGGCGCGGCACGTCAGCAATGTTCACGCTCGACGCTGACAGCGTCCAGCAGCGTGCTCTTCCGACCGGTATCGCTGAGCTAGTCGCAGCCGGACTCAAGGGCACGCCGTACAGCGTCGACACGACTGCTCCGGCACCGCCGACGCCGCTGATGGACAACGTCACGCAAGTTCAGGTGTCCGGCAACGCAATCGAGTACATCGCTTGGGCGAAGATTGCTGGCGGCGCAACGAAGGTGCCGGAGAAGTCGCCGAAGCCGTCTGCTGAGTGGGCACCGGTTGTCACGCCGACGACGCTCGACACGTTCGCTGTCTACACGCAGCTCACGCGTCAGCTGCTCGAAGACGCACCGGCTGTCCGGTCGCTCATCGACAGCGAGCTCAGGCGCGACGTCGCTCGAGCCGAAGAGGCTGACGCTACTGCTGTGCTCGCTGCAGCCGGCGCAGCTATCCCGGACGTCACAGCTGACGACTTGCTTTCGTCCATCCGCGTCGGCATCGGCACTGTGCAAGCAGCCGGCTACCAGGCCGGCGCTGTGCTGCTGAACCCGGCTGACTGGGCTGCGCTCGACGTCGACGTCTACGGGTCGACGCTCAACGGGCCGACTATCGGTCAGCGTTTCTGGGGTTTGACGCCGATTGCTTCGACGTCGCAGCCGGCCGGCACTGCTGTTGTCGGCGACTTCCGAGCCGCTGTGCATCACTACTTTAGGTCTGCTATCTCGCTTTACATTAGTGACTCACACGGCGACACGTTTTTGAGCAACGTGTTTACCCTCCTCTGCGAACGGCGTAGCAAGACTGTCGTTGTCCGGCCGCAGGCTCTCGTACAGGCCACTGCGACGGTGATCCCGTGACCGGCCGGCAGCCGGAGCAGCAGCCCGGTGAAGAGCAGCAGCCCAGCGAGCAGCAGAAGGCTGAGCAGCAGAAGCTCGACAACGCACAGCAGCACGACACAGCAAGCACGCCGCCGTTTGTCGAAGGCGTCGACCCGCAAGAGCCGCAGCAGTCAGAGCCGGTGCAGCCGGTCACTGACGGCGACGACGTCTTGCCCGTCGACCCGGTTGAGCCGGTGCCGCCAGTCATGTTCCCGCCTGCCGGAACAGAGCCGGAGCCCGAACCGGAGCCGGAGCCCGAACCGGAGCCGGAGCCCGAGTCTGCTCGAAACAGGGAGGGCGAGCAGAAGTGACAGTCAGCGGAGCCCCGGACCTGAGCGACGTTAAAGCGTGGCTCGGGCTCTCAGCAGAAGACGTCTATGACGACGCTGTTCTCACTGAGAGTCTGAACGCTGCGCTTGCAGCGCAAGCACGCGTTGTTGCGTACCCACGCGACGACGTCGGCGCAGAAGTCTTCACAGACGACCTCGCCGAAGCAATCTACTTGCGCACACAGCGTCTCGCTGCACGACGCAACAGCCCCGAAGGCGTCGTCGGCCTGTCCGGCATCGGCGGCGACTTCGTGTCAGCTCGCATCCCTGCAGGAGACGCAGACGTGCTCAGGCTCGAGGGTCCGTATCTGAGAATCCCGGTGGCTTAGATGTCTGTCACTAAGACACGCACTCGTGACGTTGCTGCAGCGCTCTCAGCAGCGCTCAGCAACGTCACGGGCTTGCGTGTTTACAGCTACGTCGCTGACACGTTCCGGCCGCCCGGAGTAGTCATCGGCTCACCGGAGCGCAACTACGCAGACGACTCAGCGCCGTTCGGGCTGACAGCGTTCACGTTCCCGCTTGCGCTCATCCACTCACGCAACACCGACCGTGACGCACAAGAGGCACTAGACGACTTTGTCGACGCCGTTGCTGTCGCGCTCGACGCAACACAAGAGCCGCTTCTGTTCTCTGTTGAGCCGCAGAGCGCTTACGCACAACCGATCACAGTCGCCGGCCAGGAGTTGCCCGGTTACGTCATGCGCGTACTCGTGCGCGCTTAGCAGAAGAGAGAACCCAGCATGACTATCAACAGCATCAAGACGCTCAAGCTGACGATGGGAGCAGACTCCGTCGAGTGTCAGCTGACAACCGCGCAACTGGTTGACGAGCCGGAAGGGGCCGAAACTCTTACGACGTTTTGTTCGAGTGTCGACGTCGCCGGTACGCCGAAGTACACGCTGAACATCTCCGGCTTCCAGGACTACGGGGAAGCCGAGTCGGTGTTCACGATGCTTCACGAGGCATACACCGATGCGACCGGCGCAGACATCGACTGTGTTCTCACTGTCGGTAAGGAAACGCGTTCGTTCCCGGCTCGCCCGCAAAACGACCCGCCGTTTGGTGGTGACGCCGGAGCAGCGCTGACTGCTGACGTTGCGCTCGCTGTTACCGGCGACATCGTTGACGGCGTCGTGCCGCCTGTCGCCGCGTTCGACGCGTCTGCGAGCGACAGCGACGAGACAGACGACGAGCTCGCAACGGCAAGCAACTACTAGCCGATGCGCGCTGACGGGAAGAACTTGTCGCTGACGTTTGACGGCGTCGACGTCGCGTGCGTCTCCACGAGCATCGTGCTCGACAACGAAGACGCACCCAGCGAGCTTGTCACGTTCGCTGACGTCATCGCCGGCACAGACAAGCGCTGGTTCTTCACCGTCACGGGCTACCCGGATTATGCAGCCGGTAGCTGGTGGACGCTCTTGTGGGACACGCCCGCATACACGCCGATTCCGTTTCTGTTCAAGCCGTACGGCAACGCTGACCCGACACTCGACGCGCCGCACTTTGAGGGCAGCGTCACAGTCGACAGCAAGCCGCCGCTCGGCGGTGACGCCGGCCGAACATGGACGTTCGACACGCGTCTCACATGTGTTGCGCCGCCAACGAGACTCACAGCGGCGGCTGCGTGATGACACAGCCGGTCAAGCTCACAGTCACAGGTGACAGAGAAGTCGTCGCAGCGCTGCGCCGGCTCGAGCGCAGCAGTGACGACTACTCGTCTGTTTTCGGCGACGTCAG